CACAACTAGATGTGCTGTTTGTGGACGGAAATCTTAGGAATACTGTGGTGACTAACTTAAAAACTGTTTGCGCCAATTGCCAAAGGTTGGGCAGTACCCGTAGACTTGGATGGCGGGTTGGTGATCTTGTTGCTGACGATTAGGCCATCTATTTTAGCGTATAGTTCTTCTTTTGTACCGTCGTTATCAATCACGAAATCAAACTCTTCTCTTGCCCATGCATATTCTGAACTGTGTATGCCTTGTGGTGCTATGTTACCTTCTATGTAATTGACAAACCAGTCGGGATCAAATCCTCTTTTCACAAGTATGATCTTGCCTCCGTGCTTTCTGATCTGTTTCACTTCGTTGGGGAATCTTGTATCTGCTATCACGGTGAGTTGTCCCTTGTACCTACCGATGCAACTGTCCACCCATATTCCGTCGTACATGTGACCACGCATCACTTCCGTACCAAAGTACTGTAAAACCCATCTCGGAGTTGTGGGTTTGCCAAACTTCTCACTCCAGTATTGGTCCGGCTGTTCTCTCCAGTGCCTGCTTGATTCAGTGTCTCCCTCGAGCATATTCCTGTCCCAATTGAACATCGATGCCACGGCATCCTTTAGACTCTTTGCGAAACTGTCTTTTTGATATCCATGTTTTTCTACGAGTCTATCCGCGACTGTGCCTTTTCCAGAACCGATCAAACCTACTACGCCTATCAACATAGGTTTATTATACTATTTTTTTAAACGTTTTTCAATCTCTTTGATTGCTTTTCTTACAGATCTTAATATGGATGATCTCAAGGTTTTCTTGCGTTCTTTCAACGCCTTTATGCTCATTAACTCAAGTTCCTCTACCAAACTTTCCAGTTCTTCCAGTGAGAGGTCAGAGTATTTTTTGAATTGTGAACTTTTCATTGCAAGGTATTTAAATGTAGTTTGGTGTCAATTAACCAATAACAAAACTGTGCGGTGTTCCGCCTTCTTGGAAGTTTCCTATGTCTGCTTCCAGTCTCTCTATCTCTGCCTGTCCCTCGTTCTTCAACGCATCGCCGTTAAGCGTTGTGCCACCCTGTGGACCTGCTATTGTGTTGAACTTGCCTCTCGCTTCGCCTAACATTATTTTAGACACAGCAAGTGTGTAATCTCTGATCCATGGTTTTGAGTAGATATCTTTAAACAGTGTGATGTCTGGTCTAAAGTTGTCAGTGTGCATAAGCACTGTCTCATCGTCAGCTCTAGGTCGTTGTGTTATCGTTAATTTTTTTGTCGCAACATCAAAATGGAACTGTATGAAACTTCCAAACATCTTTCCAATCATTTCTTGGTATGATGCGAAAGCATAGTAAGTTGCCAGTCCGCCTGTTGCACCCGCTCTCAACAGGTACGTGTTCGTGTATGCGAGGTTGAATGGTTCAAACAGTGTTCCGCCTTCTCCACCTTCTGTCCGTGATCCAACAGTTCTTCTGTTAAGATTCCTCACATTGATAATCTCGTCTGGCAAGATGTAACTGTTTTGATTTTTCTTTAATTCTAAGAAAGCATATGATTCTTCTACTGCATTTGAAGATCTTTGTCTAAATTTATTTACAGCTCTTTCCAGGGCCGTTTGATAGTGTTTTGGGTCTAATTCCACGTCGATCATCCCGTCACCGAGATTGTTTTTAACGTAATCGAAAATTTCCTGTTGTCCTGTTTGTAGTTCTGACATACTCATATTTATAGTCATTGCCTGTGCAATAAATATGTATGATATGCCAAGATTATCCATTTTTAAGCCTGAAAAGGGCAATGACTACAAGTTCTTTGATCGCAACATCAGAGAGATGTTTCAGGTTGGCGGCACGGATCTTCACCTACACAAATATCTAGGACCCTACGATCAAGGCGACACCAACAAGGACGGAGCGGCCTCACCGAGCCAACCCAGAGTAACAGGAAGCGATCTAAACGAAACAACAATACAAGATCTGTTATTTTTAGAAAACAGAGACAGGAAATATGCAGGCGACATATACACTGTCAGGGGAATATACAACGTACAAGATCAAGATTTTAATCTATCACAGTTTGGTATGTTTTTATCCAATGACACATTATTTTTGACTGTGCATCTAAACGATATTGTCGAAAGACTTGGCAGAAAACCCATGAGTGGCGATGTAATAGAATTCCCGCACATGAAAGAAGATTATTCATTAGATGAAAGTATACCAATTGCACTGAAAAGATACTATGTTGTTGAAGATGTAAACAGAGCCGCTGAAGGTTTTTCACAGACTTGGTGGCCACACCTGTTAAGACTTAAAATGAAAACTTTAGTCGATTCACAAGAATTCAGAGATGTAATTGGTGATGCAACGACCGAAGGATCTGTTGCAAATTACATGAGTACCTACAACAGAGAAAAAACCATAAACGATCAAGTTGTTGCACAGGCAGAGTCAGATGCTCCAAAGGCAGGATTCAACTACAAACAATATTATGTTGCACCAATAGACGAAAGAGGAAACATACGTACTGAGAATGTTAACACAGCGGCTCAAAGAGCAAGTAGCAGTAACACCGTGAATGCCACGATAGACACTCCTGCAAGTTCACACTACGGATTCTATCTAGATGGAGACGGTGTTGCACCCAACGGTAATCCTGCAGGGTTTGGTATAACGTTCCCAACAACGGGCGTAGATAAAGGTGACTACTTCTTGAGGACAGATTTCTTACCCAACAGGCTGTTTAGATATGACGGAGCCAGATGGATCAAAATTGAGGACAGTGTTAGAATAACTACAACTAACAATGATTCTAGAGGAAACTACAAAACAAGTTTTGTCAACAATGCAACAGAATCAACTATAAACGGTTTAACAGTCACACAAAGACAGTCATTGACTGATGCTCTTAAACCAAAGGCTGACAATTAAGAATGTTACACTTTTACGAAGGACAGGTTAGGAAATTTTTAACTCAATTCATTAGAATTTTGAGTAACTTCTCTGTGGAAACAGGCAGAGGTAAAGACGGTGAAGTAAATTTAAGAGCTGTGCCGGTTGTGTATGGAGACCCAACAAGACAGGTCGCAAACATAATCAGGAACAATTCAGAGAACACATTACAGTACGCACCGAGGATCGCGGCTTATGTCAGAGAATTAAATTACGACAGGGAAAGAATGCAGAATCCCTATCACATAGAGAAACAGCATTTACGAGAGAGAGGCATAGACGCGGACGGCAACTACACCAACGAGATGGGTGCAGGTTACACGGTTGAGAAAGTGATGCCTTCTCCTTTCAGGATGGAAGTGTCGGCGGACATTTGGACAACAAACACAGACCAAAAATTACAGATAATGGAACAGATATTATACTTGTTCAATCCTGACTTCGAAATACAGAAGACTGACAACTACATAGATTGGACCAGTTTGAGTTACGTTGAACTGACAGGTACAACATTCAGCAGTAGAACGATACCTGTGGGTGCAGACTCGGAGATCGATGTCGCGACACTAACATTCTCGATGCCCATATGGTTGTCACCACCAGTCAAAGTAAAAAAACTAGGTGTAGTGCAGAAGATCATAATGAGCATATACGACGACGATGGCGGAATAGCCAAAGGATTGATAGATGGCGAACTGGTGTCAAGAAGTTTCATAACACCGAACAATTTTGGATTGTTGGTCACAGGAAATCAATTGAGATTGCTAGGCACGACGGGTGTAAATGTCAAATCAGGCGGAGATGGATTCCAGACAGGCGCCAACGAACCCAACAACTTTGATCCTTTTGAAACGTTTGGACCGGCAGTGAACTGGAAGGTGCTGTTAGATCAGTACGGCAAGGTAACGAACGGCACATCACAGATAAGATTGTCACAACCAAACGGAAACGAGATCATTGGTACAATAGCAACAACAACATTAGATGACACAATACTGTTATACACCAAGATGACACAATACTGTTATACACCATAGACGGTGATACCATACCAAGCAACTCACTGACAGCAGTAAAGAAAATTATCAACCCTGCAACATTCGATCCTGGAACACCAGCAAATGGCGACAGGTATTTGGTCATAAACGATGTGGGAGATAGCACAGCCAGTTTCCAGAGCGCCACCTGGGGTACGCTTGTGGCCAGCGTTGGCGACATCATAGAATACAACAGTTCAACATCAAAATGGAACGTGGCATTCGATGCATCGAACCCTGACTCAACACAGCATTATGTTACCAATCTTAACACAGGTATTCAGTACAGATTCAACGGCACGGAATGGGTCAAATCATACGAGGGCGTTTACACACAAGGTAATTGGAGCATCGTGTTGGACGGTGGAGCAGATCCAGGGTACAACTCAAGCCTTGACGCTACCACTCCATAATTGCTATAATAACTTATGAAAGAAAACATCGTCTGTTCGGGTGCCCTGTTCTATGCAACCAGCACCAAACGTTTCCTGTTCCTACAGAGGACTGACCGCAAGACACAAGGAATGTGGGGTTTGGTTGGCGGCCAGAGTAAATTCACGGAGAGTGCATTCGAAGGACTCAAACGTGAGATAGAAGAAGAGACAGGTAGTGTACCTAAATTTAAAAAGGTCATACCGCTGGAGATGTTCACTTCCAACGATCAGAAGTTCTTCTTCCACACATATCTCATAGCCATCGATGCAGAATTTATTCCTCGACTAAATGAAGAACATTCAGGATACTGCTGGACTGCGTTTGAATGTTGGCCCAAGAACTTACACATGGGCCTCAAAAATACACTCAATAATAAAAGTATAAAAGGCAAGTTACAGACTATATTAGACTTGATTGTTTGACCAGACAAAAAAAAAGGCGACCCGAAAGCCGCCTTTTGATTCTACTAAAAAGTAATTTTATTTATTAGTTGTTAGATCTCACTGCACAATTTACCAATTTGATATTTGTGTCTGTGTCAGTTTCTAATGCTCTACCAATAACGTTGAAAGGGGAGAATGACTCACCTTGCGCCACTGCTCTAGCACAACCTTTTGTTGATGATGTAACAAGTCTTTGACCTTTAGTCACTTCACCTATTACTCTAACCGGAGTTCTACCTGTCATTGCTACGTATGGGTGTGATTCATCTGAACCCGCACCTGCATTCATCATGTATGCTGGTTTGTGAGAGATAACACCAAACACATCCTCAGACATTTCTGAAGTTATTTCCGTGATCTCTGCTGAACCTCCAACCATTACCACTGAACCTG